TTGAAGAAACCCGTATCCTTCCTCTAGAGATTGCCCTTAAGAATATGCCTGATGACCCCAGCAATGCTGACTTCCAGCGCCGTCTGCAACTAGCAGACACCATGCTGAGAGAGCGTGAGATTGCTGTAAAAGAGCGTAGTGGAGCGCCCAATGCCTAAAGACCCCCGCCTAGAACGTGCTGGTGTAGAAGGTTTTAATAAACCCAAACGTACTCCGAACCACCCTACCAAGAGTCATGTAGTGGTTGCCAAGGAAGGCGACCAAGTAAAGACCATCAGGTTTGGTCAGCAAGGCGTTAGTGGTAGCCCTAAGAAGAAAGGTGAGTCTGAGTCTTACAGGAAGCGGCGAGAGTCCTTTAAGGCCAGACACGCTCAGAACATATCCAAGGGAAAGATGTCTGCTGCGTACTGGGCAGACAAGGTTAAATGGTGATTATGCTTACTAAGACTGAGATTGAGAACATCATTAAACAGGTCAATGAGAGCTTTGTCGAAGACCGGAGGCGTCTGGACAAGCTAGAAGCTAAAGTGGCTGAGCTTGAGAAGAATAATCAGAAATCCACCAAGAAGGCAGAAGCCGCATGACTTTGAAAGATGACAGTAAGATCGAACTGTTCCTATCCCTGATGGCTTACTCCAATGGGAACTGGAACTGTGACGATGTCACTAGGGCTTATGAATATCTCAAAAAAGAGATAACCACTGAAACCACGCCTATGAAGCTGGTGAAGATTGAAAAGCCCCAAGGCCCAGTTACTCATTGACTTTTCCACAGAATTGTGGTATAATAAAGGTGTATATTGAATAAAGAATTAGAAGATTACTACAACAACTATTTAGACCTCTTTGCCCTTCCTGGTTGGAAGCAGCTCTTAGATAACCTAAGACTAACTGCCGAGACCGTCAATAACGTAGCTACAATTCGTGATTGTCGAGACCTTGACTACCGTCAGGGACAACTCGCCACTATCACAACTTTGCTGAACTTTCAGGACACCATCTCCCAGACTATTGCCTCACTGGAGGCTCAGGGGGCTGATGATGCTGTTTGATTTCAAGTGCCCTTCCGGCCATGTCTTTGAACGCAATGTCTCCTCCTCTGTGAGAGAGGCTACCTGTCCTGACTGCAACAGCACCTCTATTCGTGTTATCTCAGCCCCTAGCTTGAAGATACCTTTTAATGCCGATTACCCCGGAGCCTCCTATAAGTGGGCTAGGTATCACGAGAAGGGTTCTAAGAAATACGACTAACGAACAGTCAACCACTAGCCAAGTGGCCTGTTTATATTCTCCACAATGCTAAGTCACGGAGTGAATAATGGCTGAACTACTTAACGAGCGTCAATTGGAAAATGAGATAGCTGCTCTTGAAGCCTTGGAGATCAAGGATAAGGCAGAAGAACCTGCCCAGCCTTCTGAGGAGCTTCCAGAAAAGTATCGCAACAAATCTCTACAGGACATTGTCAGGATGCACCAAGAGGCCGAGAAGGCTATGGGGCGTCAGGCTAATGAGGTAGGCGAACTGCGAAAGGCAGTGGATGATCTCATAACCAAACAGACAGAACTTGTTATCAAAAAAGAACCTGTCAAAGAAGTTGATTTCTTTAGCGATCCAGAAGGGGCTGTCTCACAGACAATCGAAAAGCATCCAGCCTTCCAAGAGCTTCGTAGCCTAACGCAGAAGCAGAAGCAGGCAACGGCACAAGCAGAGATGCTACGCCGTCACCCAGATGCCCATAACTTGTTGGTGAATGAGGGTTTCCTAAACTGGATTCGTAGCTCTACGGTTCGTCAGGCTTTGTTATTGAGGGCTGACAAGGAGTATGACGTAGATGCCGCAGATGAGCTGTTCTCACTGTGGAAAGAACGTCAGGGCCTTGTGAATCAGGCGGCAACGTCTGAACAGACCTCTCGCAAGGAGACTGTGCGTCGCGCAGCCTCTGGCAACAACAACGTAGCTGCTGAACCACAGCCTAAGAAGAAGTTTCGACGACAGGACATTATCACACTGATGAAAGATGACCCTGATCGGTATGCTGCCTTAGCCGCTGAGATTCGGCAGGCGTATGCAGAGAAACGGGTTATTAACTAGCCTTCTAGGAGAATATCATGGCTACTTCAACTTACCCTACAATGACCGGCGCGGTTGGCCTTACTGAAGCCGCGACCTTTATTCCCGAACTTTGGTCTGACGAGATTCGTGCCTCTTACGAGAAGAATCTTGTACTGGCTCGCCTGGTTAAGCGTCTTTCGATGAAAGGCAAGAAAGGCGACACCATGCACATCCCGGCCCCGACCCGTGGTAGTGCATATGCTAAGTCCGAGAACACTGCCGTAACGCTTCAGAACAACACTGAGTCTGAAGTTCAGGTAGTAATCAACAAGCACTACGAGTACTCGCGTCTTATCGAAGACATCGTGGGTGTCCAGTCCTTGGACAGCCTCCGTCGCTTCTACACCGAAGACGCTGGTTATGCCCTTGCCAAGCAGATTGATTCCGATCTGTTTGCACTTGGCAAGAGCCTCGGCGATGGCGATGGTTCCGATTGGACTCACAGTGCTTCGTACTTCGTCGATGCCACCACCGGCCTGACGCTGTACGCAGAAGACACGGTAACCACCAGCGATGTATTCACTGATGCTGGCTTCCGTTCGCTGATCCAGTTGATGGATGATGCTGACGTACCGATGGACAACCGCGTCTTTGTAATCCCGCCTGCGCTCCGCAATGCCATCATGGGTATTGACCGTTATGTATCCAGCGACTTCGTAAACGGTCGTGGTGTACAGAATGGCAAGATCGGTGAGCTGTATGGCATCGACATCTACGTTACCAGCAACTGCCCTGAAGTAGAAACGGCAGCGAACAACAGCGTTGGTGACCGTTTGATCGCCGCCATGCTGATGCACAAGGACTCCCTGATCCTTGCAGAGCAGATGGGTGTTCGCAGCCAGACCCAGTACAAGCAGGAGTACCTGGCTAACCTCTACACCGCAGATACCCTCTATGGTGTGAAGGCGTACCGCCCTGACTCGGCATTCGTGCTGGTAGTCAACGACTAAGGATAGTCTGAAAAGCTGCACAGTCTTACTTACCTCAAAAGGGTGGAGGGCTGTGCAGTCTTTTCTTAAGAGCCTCACGGGGTTTTTAGGAAAGGGGTTAAGCGAACTACGAGGGGTCTATGCCGTCAACAATCATTATCAAGAATAGTTCTACAGCAGCCGCTGTACCTTCTGCCGCTAACCTTGTCCAAGGCGAGCTGGCAGTTAACGTCACTGACAAGCGTCTGTTCACTGAGAATGCGTCTGCCACTGTAGTAGAACTGGGTACTAATCCTTCTTCTATTACCACAGGTAACATTACCTCCAGCGGCACTATCACAGGGGCTGTGACCTCCAGCAATGCTACTATCACTGGTGGTACTATTAATGGCACTACGGTAGGGGCTACAACTGCTACTACTGTCCGAGGCACCACAGTCACTGCCACTACTGGTTTTAGTGGAGATCTTACCGGCAACGTCACTGGTAACGTCACAGGTAATCTTACTGGCAATGTAACTGGGAATGTTACGGGGAATGTTACTGCCTCCTCTGGTACTACTACTCTTAATAACTTGGTAGTTAATGGTACTTTAGATTTTAATGGGGCTACGCTTTCTGACATTGGCGCTCCATCTGCCAGCACTGACGCAGCTACCAAAGGCTATGTTGATACGCAAGTTAGCAACCTCGTAGCTTCTGCTCCCGGCGCACTAGATACTCTTAACGAACTAGCCGCTGCACTCGGCAATGATGCTAGTTTCTCGACCACTGTAACCAACTCTCTTGCTGGGAAGTTGAACCTGTCCGGCGGCACCATGACGGGTGCTATTGCGATGGGGACTAACAAGATCACTGGTCTTGGTACTCCTACTTCCAATACTGATGCAGCTACTAAAGCCTATGCTGATCTGATGCTGCCTCTTACTGGCGGTACGATGTCTGGTGCTATTGCAATGGGCACCAATAAGATCACAGGCGCTGGCGACCCTACCAATGCCCAAGATGTAGCTACAAAGAACTACATTGATACCTTGTTTGGTTCTACCACTGCCGCTGCTGCCTCCGCTGCTGCTGCTGCTACTTCAGCCAGCAACGCCTCTACCTCAGCCTCTAATGCAGCTACTTCAGCTTCTAACGCAGCCTCTAGTGCCTCTAGTGCCTCCAGTGCTGCTACCTCTGCTGCCAATAGTTATGATGCATTTGATGATCGTTATTTGGGACAGAAATCCTCTGATCCCTCTGTAGACAATGATGGTAATGCACTACTGACAGGGGCTTTATATTTTAATACCTCTGACAATGCCATGAAGGTCTATACAGGCTCTGCTTGGGCTAACGTAGCGCCTACAGCTACTAGTATTAACTTAGCAACACAGACTACAGGGACACTTGCTGTAGGTAGTGGGGGCACAGGAGCTACAACACTCACCGGGGTTCTGAAAGGCAACGGTACCTCGGCGTTTACTGCTGCGACTGCTGGAACAGATTTTGTTGCACCTGGAACAGCTACGACTTTTACCGCGACGCAGACCTTCAGCGGTTCTACCAGTGCTTTCGGGGTTGTCCTCAATGATGCAGCAGAGGTCGCTACTGTCTCTGCTACCGCCGCAACAGGCACCATCAACTACGACATCACGACCCAGTCTGTTCTGTATTACACCTCGAACGCTTCTGCCAACTGGACGGTGAACTTCCGCGCTTCTAGTGGTACGTCACTCAACACTGCACTCGCTACGGGTCAGTCAGTCACTGTTGCCTTCTTGGTCACGCAAGGCTCCACGGCTTACTACAACAGCGCCGTACAGGTGGATGGGTCTAGTGTTACTCCTAAGTGGCAGGGTGGTACAGCACCAGCGGCTGGTAATGCCAGCGGCATTGATGTTTATGTGTATACGATTATCAAAACCGCAAGTGCTACATTCACCGTGTTGGCATCGCAGACTCAATTTAAGTAAAGGATAAACAATGCCACTGATTGAGACTAAAGGCGCTGCTTCTGCTCAAGGTTATGGGGAATTCACTGCCTCTGCGCCTAAAGTGTATATCGAGGATGTATTCTCGACGTATCTCTATACCGGCAACGGCTCGACGCAGACCATTACCAACGGGATTGATCTGTCCACAAAGGGTGGGTTGGTTTGGACGAAATCAAGAAGCAATATAACTTTTCATGATTTGGAAGATACTGTGCGTGGCGCAGGTAATTCTATTTATTCAAATAGTACTAATGCTAGTGATTATAGTGCTAGCCGAATCACGGCTTTTAATTCTAATGGTTATTCCTTAGGCAGCGTTGAGCCAAATGTAAACAATTACACCTACGCCTCATGGACATTCCGCAAGCAGCCGAAGTTCTTTGATGTTGTGACGTATACGGGAACGGGTACGACTCGAACCGTGTCGCATAATCTTGGCTCAGTACCGGGGATGATTATTGTCAAAAGAACTGATGCCGCAGTAGGATGGATTACATACCACAGATCGCTTGGCGCAGATAAAATTGTCTATTTAAACACAACAGACGCCTCCGCAACGTCTACCTCCGCATGGGGGAACACATCTCCTACTTCAACTGAATTCACTGTTGGAACAAACGCAAACAACATTGCAGGCGGAACATTTGTAGCCTACCTCTTCGCCCACGACGCAGGCGGCTTCGGTCTGTCTGGTACGGACAATGTGATTTCGTGTGGAAGTTATACGGGCAATGGCGCAACCGGAGGTCAATTAATCAACCTTGGGTATGAGGCCCAATGGGTAATGATTAAACAAACCAACGCGTCAGGTAGTGGTTGGTGGATGATGGATACCATGCGTGGCTGGACTGTAAATGGCGACTTTGGTAGTGATGCAAATTTGTATGCAAACACATCAGGCGCAGAATCAAATCAAGTTCTTGGTCAGCCAGATGCACAGGGTTTCCGGCCAATTCAAGATAACGTCAATCAGTCTGGTCAAACCTACATCTACATCGCCATCCGCCGTGGCCCGATGAAAGTGCCGACGAGTGGGACGAGTGTTTATCAGGGCACAACAAGAAGCGGAACAGGGGCAGCAGCTTCCATTTCGGGCCTTGCGTTTCCTCCTGATGCTGTGCTGACAAGAAATCGCGACTCAAATAGCTCTAGTCGTTATGCGATGTATGACAAATTGCGCGGGCCTACGATCTATTTAGATACGGCAGCAACCGACTCCGAATTTACAGTAGCGCAGTCGCTTACAAGTTTTAATCAAACCGGCGAAAGTTTCGGTACAGGTGCTATTTCAAACGCTAACGCAGAGCCGTACATTAATTGGCAATTCCGCCGCGCCCCCGGCTTCTTTGATGTGGTGTGCTATACGGGGAACGATGTTGCAAGGACGGTTTCGCATAACTTGGGCGCTGTGCCTGAGTTGATAATTGTTAAAGCCAGAAACAATGGAACAGGTTGGTGTTGTTATGCTGCATCTTTAGGCAATACCACCCGAATATACTTAAATCAAACTGGATCGGCTACATCTGGAGTTTCTTCTTGGAATAGCACAACACCCACATCGTCAGTTTTTAGTTTATTGGGGCCGGGAGATGTTAATCAAAGTGGTTACAATTATGTAGCCTACCTATTCGCCACCGTCGCAGGCGTCAGCAAAGTCGGCAGCTACACCGGCTCCGGAACTACCAAGCAGATCGACTGCGGCTTCACTGGCGGGGCGAGGTTTGTCCTCATCAAACGCACCGACTCCACTGGCGACTGGTACGTTTACGACAGCGCACGAGGCATTGTCTCAGGTGACGATCCCTACCTTTTAATCAATAGCACTGCTGCCGAAGTCACCAACACCGACTACGTTGACACCTACAGTGCAGGCTTTGAACTGAGCAGCACAGCCCCTGCTGGCCTAAATGCCAACGGCGGCACCTACATCTTCCTTGCGATTGCTTAGAGGC